GGAGGAATTACTCCCTAATCCGTTCATCTGCCTCAACCTATTTGAATACTGATTCATTACTATTTCTTTTTACTTTTAATAATTTCTTTTTGTAAATTTTTTGGTAATGTTTTTTGTGCAGGAGTTAACATATTGCCGTTATTATCAACAAGACCGCCATTCTTCATGCCTTTAGGCGATATAACTCTACCACCCATTCTCATGCCTTTAGACTTTACCTTACCACCCATCTTCATACCTTTGGCTTTAACCTTACCGCCAGCCCTGTATCCCTTGGTCTTCATAGCACCGCCAGCCTTCATTCCTTTAGGCTTTTTCTTAGCGCCTTTATTCATACCACCTTTAATAATAACGCTTGCCATTACTTTTCTCCTTCGTTGTAAAGATTATCAAAAACTCTATTTGTGTCCAGTGTATAGTCTAAATCAGACTTTGAATAGTGTAAATGTTGAGAAGGTCTGAAATCAGGCGCACCTTCCCCTGTTGAAAACCAAGCAGGATGCGTAACTCGAACCCTGTTGTTCGGCAACGCTACCACATTTCCTGTCCAATTACTAGCATCTAAAAGTTGCAAAACATGACTTTGTTTGTGTTGCGCAGGATCGTCAGCTATTTCACTATCGGTATAATCTACTGTAAATAAATACTTTGCAGGAAAAAACTCTCCATTAATTTTAGCCATCCAAGGGCAAGGAGTTGTTCGATCCATGACATAAACAGCATGATTATGAGAAGAACAATCCCAAGGTTGAGCGTCATAAGTATCCATTGGATCGGGCCATTCCTCTAGTGGTATATCTGCAACTAATCCAGTTATAGGCATTCTTGCCCACATTGCACCCCCATGAACAGTATCTTCAGGCTCTCCATCAGCCTCACAACCAGTAAATATAACCTGAAAACTCAAACATCTGTTTGGAATAGTGGTAACAGCAATAACCATGGCGTGTAAAAACTCGCCATGATACTTTTCGTGATTATGTGTGTATTCTTTACGAACCCAGCACTTAAAATATGGAATATTACTCTGTAAATATGGCATTATTTAATAATACTCACGTTTACGAGGCTTCCAATTATCATCGTCTTCGTAATCTGTAGGTGTAACAATAAATCCTCCCTGTCTAAAACGCAATATAGCTTGCGTCATGCTATCCGCTAAGTCATCGTGTTCCCCATTGGGAAACGCAGCGCATTCCTCCACAACTTCTTCTGCAAAATTGGCATCTGGTCGCCAAACCATGCCACTTTCAAATACAGGCGCACAAGCGTTCATTCGTGTAAACTTATCTGCACCTCTGCTTGGTGTAAATGGCGTTACAGGAATACCCATACGCCTTAATTCCTGTGTTAAAGGCATACCACTTGCCTTTTGCTCTATTAATATCATATCGGGATCATACTGATCTTGCAATTCATTAGCTTTTTCCTTTAATTCAGGAAAATCCCACCGTCCTCGAATAGCGTCAAGAAGTATAATCGCTTCTCCATCACCCTCTGTAGGTTCAAATATACCCCATGTGGTAATCGCACTATAATCAGCCCTGTCTGACTTACTAAATGCCGTATCATAGCTTTGAATAACATAAGAACACACAGGAGGTTCTTCACCTTCCCACATTCCCCACCATTCACGCTTAATAATCGCTCCTTCTTCAGCCGTAGGGTTCTGCATATACTGTGCATTCCACTTTGGAATAGGAATAGATGCCTTAACACCCTCTAACTCCTCTAATTTCCAAAATTCGGGCCACAAAGGTTTGCCAGAAGGCATAATCGCAGGAAACTCAACAATATCCCATTTATCAGCGCCAACTTCACTTTGTTTATGCAGAACTTTAGCCGTTAAATCTCGAATACTCCAACGAGTCATAACAATAATTAAAGACCCACCGGGCTGCAGACGTTGCCTTGGACCAGATGTGTACCACTCATAGATATTATCCAGTGCTGTAGGACTTAATGCGTCCTGCTCGGAAACTGGATCATCAATAATACACAAGTCAGCACCACGCCCAGCAAGAGCGCCACCGACACCCACCGCATAATACTCCCCACCACCTGAAGTAGACCAACGACCTGAAGCCTTCGCATCTGTTGCAAGTCTAACATCTGGGAATACTTCTCTAAACTGTTCATCGTCAATAAGGTTCTTAACCTTACGACCAAATCCAACGGCAAGTTCAGCCGTATGGGTAGCCTGAATGATTTTCTTGCTAGGATCTCTTCCCATAAGCCAAGCTGGGAACAAATAAGACGCAAATTCAGACTTCGTATGTCGAGGAGGCATATTAATAATAAGACGATTAATCTTACCATCTGCTACATCCTGTAGCTTCTGTGCGTAAATTTTATGATGATTTCCTTCTATGAATTGAGGCCATACAAACTTTACAAAGTTTAAAAAGTTGTCCTCCCTTTCCTTACGGTCCTCCAATACCGAAAGTCTATCAACCATAGGAGCTATCTTAGCTAGCTCATCATCTGTTAAATATTCCCTAAATGAATTAAAATCTTCCATTACCCAAATCTAAGAGCATCTAAAAAATCATCTGCTGCTTTATCTAAAGTGCTTGGAACTGGTCCACCTTGATTGAACCCCATTCTATCTTGCAAGAACCTTGTAACTCTATCGTCACCTCTCATCATGTCTGTTAAAAAATCAGACCCAGATGTATCAGCAGATTTTAATGTATTTGAAATAGCCTCAACTGGTTTGTATCCCAATCCGGGTGCCGTACCACCCATACGTCTTGCTCTTTGCTCAAGTATTTCACGCATTCGGCTATAATCTCTTCTTTCTTGTTCAGATTTAGGAGTATCTGAATCACCTGAAGGAGGAATGCTAATAGGAGGATCACTTTCAACAACAACTGGATCTTCTTCAGCAGGAGGATTAGTCTGATTTACAATTTCAACAACTGGATCAGTATCTGTGGTTGTGTCTGTATTAACAATATTAGTTATATCTGTAGTTGAACTAGCGTCTGATAATACTTGTGCTTCATTATCACCATCTGATTGAGTATTCGTTTCATCATTTGCAAGATTGTCTAACTCATTATTTATATCAGAACCTGTATTTATCTCACTTTGAGAGGTTCTTGAAGAACTATGTTTTTCTCTTAAATAATTATTTAAATCCTCATCTGTAGAATAAGGAACATTTACATTCTGTTCAAAACCACCATCAGGATCTGTCTGTTCAAATCTAACGCCTGTCTTTGGCGCATTAACTTGTGCGTCTTGCCTTAAAGTTAATGCCTCAATCATTTTATCAGTATTTCCTTCTTGTGATGCTTTTAAATATTCCTCTTCTAAACTCTCCATAGTGGGAGGTGAAGAACGCAAGCTACTTGGTATTTCTGGAATAGGAGTCAAAGGAGCAATCTGGTCAGGTGGGTTTTCAATAACTCCTGCTTCTCTAAGAACAGGATCAATTAATGCAGGATCAAGACCTGCGTTTTCTAACGCTGCTTTAGATATTGCTATCTCTTCTCCTTTTGATAAATTATCTATTTCATTTTGAAGTTCAGTTTCAGCTTGAGCCAATCCTTCTTGCAGTTCAACTCTAGGATCACCAGCAACCGTAGTTGGACCTGATGGAGTCTGTGACGAACTTAAAAGAGAAGTTCCAGCACCTACTACTCCCGGACTCATTCCTTCTTTAAATCCTGCTCCAAAAGATGCTACTCCTCCTCTACCCGGTTCAACCATAGGATCTATAACTTGAAAACCAACATTTTCAGAAACATTACCAAGCAATTCTGAAATACCCTCACTAGTTGGAGAACCTACCGCAACAGCAGTTGCCTTAACTGGCTTATTAAGAGTTCCTTTAAATAAAGTATTTAAAACTGCTGTCGGTTTTGCTGCTAATCCACCTGCAAGAGTTTCAAAAGTACCTTCTACTAAACCTGTTCTTAAAATGCTTTCTTTAGCATTTGCAGCTAATCTTTGTTTAGTTAAATCTGCATCACCAGTTATTGCTATATCATCTTTATAAGCCTGAAGATTTTCTATCTCACCACTATTAAATAAATTCTCTACCTGATTTGCTATTGAATTAGCAGACGCTGCAGATGCCTCTGAAACATTTGAGCCAAGAGCAATTGCCATGCCCGGCAAACCAGCAAAGTAAAAAGGAGCATCAACAAGAAAATCACCAGCACCTCTCGCAACTTGTAAAGCTGTACCAACTAAACTAGGATTATCACCCCATGAAAAGTTATCAACTCCAAGACCACTTACTTTTTCCCCACCAATAAAAGGAACAGATTCAGGAATAGTATATTCTTTTTTAACTATGTCACCTGTAATAATATTATTTGCTACTTCTTCTCGACCTTGCTCCGAAACACTATCCTCAATTCTTTTCGATAAATCTAACAATGCGTCAGTACCTACAGTATCTTTCATAAAGTCTGATGCTGCCGTTGTAGGAACATATTCAGCGTCTTGTTGTGAAGGTCCTAAATCTCTAACACCTGAATATCCCATAGTTCCAAGATCTCCACCGAATAAACCGCTACCGGGAACTTGTAAATCTGTTCCTCTTAAAGCATTTATTATAGATGGGTCTACTTCATATGGGTCATAGCCACTCATAACATTTAAAGAACCTTGTCCAAAACGAGTTGGAAAATTACCACCATATATAGATTCAGCAATACCTGCAGGACTGTTTGCTTCATTAATTTGTCTATCAAGTAAGTCACCTGCTCCTTGAACTTTTAAAGCTGCAGATTCAATACCAGCCGACCCTACTTGTTTGGCTAAATCTTTTATTACCTCTGTGGAAGTATAAGGGTCTGAAACCCTACCGTCATCAGCAAACCTTTGTTCAAAACCACTTAAATCTAATGGATTTACTGTATCTTGCAACTGATTGGTAAAATCTAGGTTTTGCAGGGTACCTAACTGGGGAACACCGCCTATTACTGGAGCGTCACCTGAACCGCTGACGCTAGAGCCATAAGGTCCAAAAGTCGTTGTCGCTGTAGATAACAAATCACGCTTTGTTTTATCAGGGTCTACCGCAAGAAGTTTAATAACATTATCTACAACCTGTGGATCACCACTTAATAAACGACCTAAATCAGATGAAGGTAAAACACCAGACCTGTCAGCAGTATCACCTCCAAGAGAAATACCTAAATCAGTCGTTACAGATGGAGGAACATAAACAGCAGAATCAAAACCCTCATCGTCATCCATATATTCTAATCTTGGACCTACTCCAACAAACTCACCAGCATCATACTCAGTTCCAACAGGAGGAAAATTAGATTGAGTGATTTCAGTATCAGGAGGAAAAAAACCTCTTCCTTGTTCTCCATACATAGGATCACTAAAAGGTTCAGCCGTAAATATATCTGGTCTAGCAAGAGGAGCCTCCGCACTAATAGCACCAGAAGGTCTGCCACCAGTGAAAAGATCAGATATACCTGACGTTAAATCACTAAAACCTTGAGAAACGCTCGAACCTAACTTGGATAAATCATCCATAAGCATTCCGGGTCGACCAGCTAAGTCCTCTGCTGCCATCTTCGCACGGTCAACAAAATTATAATTATTTACATAATCAGAAACACTCATGTTTGTTCCTAATTTTTCATTTAATCTAGCTACTTCTTGTGAAAGAGGATCAGTTCCTGCAGCCCTTGCAGCCCTATCCGCTTGATCTTGCTCAAACTGTCTATCTTCTTTTCTTTTTAACCTATCTGCTTCTGCTGCACTGTCTATATATTCTTGTTCCGCAATAGCCCTTTCTTCAGGACTTAATAAAATATTTTCTAATCCTGTTTGAAAAGCACCAGCATCTGAACCTCGTCCTGAAGTTCTAAATAAATTTGCTCTGCCAACACCTAAATCATCAATAGCATCAAGAAATTCTTTCTTACCAACACCAAATTCAGCTAAAATATCTTTATCAAGTAAATTTGTACCGTCAGCAAATCTTATCGCTCTATCATCATCAGATTTTCTTGAAAAAGTATCTATACCAACTTCATCAATCTTATCTTGCAACGCCTGTGCTGCTTGCTGAATAGGCGTTAAGGTGGATACAGGATCTTCTTCAGCCACACCAGCGTTAGGATCTACTGATGGAATGGATGTGTCCGTAATAACACCACTTCCATCTGTTGCCATAGACTGATAAGTATTTGAGCCAGAAGCAATAGCTTGATTCATTCTATCTTGATTTGTTGCATCAATAGCAGATGCTTGTTGTGCAGCAAATTGTTGGTCAAAAGTAGGAGGAGCGCTAAAAGTCGTCTTACCGTCCACAACAGTTCTAATTTGTCCTGCAGGAGACACAACCTGACCCTGTGGATTTAAACTAAACCCATGATCCCTAATCAATAACTTCTCTACATTCGTTAAACCAGCAGCACCGCCATCTTGAAAACCCTGAACAGGAGCCATAGGCATACCAATTCCACCCCTGATCGACTGACTTGAGGCTGGCATAGCAGGAACTTGAGGAACCATAGCCTGTTGTGGCATTGAAGGAGGCATTTGCGGAGCCATCATAGGCTGCGCTGGCATCACTCCTTGAATATCTTTTACGAAATTATTAAAACCCATGCGTTTATTAGTATCTGTCGCTATGGAAACCATAGGCTTTTGTGGGTTTACTGGCGCATTCATAGGAAATTATCCTCCGACTAAGTGCAGTTAATCGGAAGATAATCTAATTTTATGCTTTTGACAACACATTCTCTAACTCTTTTGAAGATTGCTTCAGAATTTTCTCAATATGAGCAACATCCACACTCCCAACAGACAACGTATTGTCAATTTCCTCACGCAACTTCTTCATGCGATCCATGTCATAGGGGGTTAGGGTACCTGAACCGTCCAAATTCTTCGCAGCTATCTCAAGAACTACAGGAATAGGAGCGTCTTCAACCTCGTAATAACGATACATACGCAAACTCATACCCAATCTCTTAGCCATCTTGTCCTGCGTAAGCCCTAACCCCCCTCGTATCTGCGATAACTCCTTAGAACTCATCTTGCTGTGCTTTACTCTCCTCATTTTACCTCCTCTAATAAGCCCATTTCCATAATGCTTTTTGCAAAATTCTCTCTGTTATCAAAACGAACTTGACCGGGCTTGTTATAAGCCATCATAGAATGAGCCATGTGAGGTAAAGCCCTCTCATCTGTACTGCCATTCAGCAATTCAACGTAGTTTTTTAGAAAATCAACTGCGTCTGACGGCTTTTCACCCTCAAATTCAAGAGTGTCAATTAAATTTAGTCTATATTTAGTCATAATAGTCTCCCTTCGACCTTCTATGTAACATTTATTGCTCAATTTGTCAAGTGTTTTGTGAATGTTTGTGGGAAACAGGGTGTAAACGCTGTCTGACTAGCGTTTAAAAATAGGGGGGATCGCTATTTTTACAAGCCCCGATTATTTAATAAAAACAGAGCCTTAGGGTACCTTGTTAAAGTTTAGCGATTAGACAAAAAAAAGAGAGCTGGTAAGCTCTCTAATTTGTTCGGGTTGGTGCTAGTCGTTATGAACGACTAGCAAAATGTGCAATTCTTCCTCTTTGATATTCAAATACATCGTCTGGACAATTAGACCATATTGACGGTTGACCAGTTCTATTTTCTGGTTTTGGTGTAACACCAGAGCCATTAACTGTAAGTTCTTCTAATACTTCGTAAGATGAAATATCTGTACCATCTCTGTAACGCCCACCATTAGTTCTCTGGGTATGGCAAACCATTAATTGCTCTGTACCTACCAGATTTTGAAGACGCCCTGTTATATCGGAAATTAGACGCCTTACAGCTTGATCTGTATTCGTGCCTACTATTGCATGAATATCTCTAACAGATATACCACCAGATGTGCCTTTAATAGCATGATATAAAACTTGCTGTTTTGTTCCGCGTCTTAATCCAAGATCATCTGGTGCGGTAACAGTTCTATTTGCACTATGGTCAAATCTTGTCTCAATAGATGTAACAAAAATATTGAGTAAGAACTTGCACCAGTTCGTGATCTTTTCTTCCTCTAGTGTTCCGCCATGTTGTCTGAATTCTATAGTGTTTTTCTCAACCCAATGATCTAGAGATATTTCAGAAAACTTGTAATGTCTCTGACATCTTTTAATTGATGCGATGTCATTACGGTCTGTCTCATCTGATATCAATCGGTCATGGTCTATATTGTAAGTATAACCGCCATTGCGTCTATCTCTGGGTATCATACTATCCATGTCTTTTTTACCGCCATGCAAGCTTGGTGCGGTGCATCTGTATAGAATATCCCATGCTATCTTTGGGTCTAGTTCTTCATCATTTAGCATTGCCAGTACAGCGGTTTTATTTGAGAACCAGTTAGCAATTGAGAACTCTGTGAACTCTGTGGGAGTGATACCATCTTTTAGAGTCTTGGTTGAGATATGCACATGAGTTGAGCAAATCTTGATTGCGGTGCCGTTGGCATGTGTCACAGTTCCGCCAATGCTTTCAATGTGACTATACATCTTTTTGTAATACTCTCTTTGAGCATTGCATCCAATAATGGTTGGTGCGACGTTCGCTTCAATGCAATTATGATCTTTCACGAAAATCATTTTTCCCTCTAGTTCTGTGCCAATTAGCGATCTATTCGCTTTTTCTACGGCTCTCTCACCATTGTTTTCATATGAGAATTCTATTTCTATTCCAGTTGGTCTTTTGTTTAGTTGATTTGTCATTTTGTAACCTCTTGTTTTTATTACGTTTTTTCCGTTCAAGGCAGTTCCTCGTGAACTACACCTAAAGGTGTAGCATTGATTGCTTATAAATGTCAATACACTAAAAGCAAAAAAATTAAAAAAAGTTTAAATTAATTAAATCGAACAATTGTTCGGGTTATTTTTTATTTCAATTTTGTTTTCAAAAAAAATTCTTTTTATTAAAAGAGAGGAACGCACATGTGCATGTGTGTATGTGTGTATGTATGTGTGTATGCGTGTATGTATGTATATATACATATCCCGACCCCGATCCCGAAAACCCCGAACCCGAATCCCGACCCGAAGCCCGATCCCGACCGGGCTAGCTGCTGGCCCCGGAAGACTCCAGCGCATAAATCGAACAATTGTTTAGGTTATACCCGGGCAGCGCTGGTCCGGGACAAAAAAAAGGGGAGCCGAAGCTCCCCAGTTGGTTACAAACCCTTTATTTCTTACTCATACCACCATTTACCCGAACGAAATCCGAGTTTTTCGTAGGTGGACCAGCCCGATGTCGATTTATTCCAGCCCTTTCGCTGGGGAAATGACCAAAGAGGCTGCCGATCTTCATTCTTAATTGCATGATCCACAGCCCGACTCAAGTATTCTTCTGGCAAACCAAAATCTCTGTAACCGTTTTTGATTGTTTGCAAATACCCGAAGCTCGGTTCTGCGTAATTGGATGAGTTCATCATGTACGTCATGCACCCACCAATATCTTCCCTCCTATATAAGGTAGGGTAACCTTCATAACGGTCTAACGCTCCAAGACACTTTCGTGTGATTTCCCACAGACCCACAGGGCAATAGTCGCCCTCTGATTCTTCAATGTCTGCCACTCCTCGGAACACCAGTTTGTAGTTTGGGAGCAGGAAGCTCCCCATCATTTTAGCTCTTGGGCATCGAATCTCCATCTGTTTGACGTTGAGATTCGAACCATAAGCTAGATATAGTCGTCCTCGTTGCATTGTAACCTCCTATGTTTTTATAATGCTTGGTATTATATATAGCATACATTGCTTACCATGTCAAGCATTATATTCACCAGTTGTAACTTCTATTCCTGCATAATACCCTACAGCGGTATTTTTTAATCCTGCTGCAGTTAATAAGTCGAACAATTGTTCGAGTTATAACCGGGCTAAAAAAAATCCCCCAGCTTTTTGCTGGAGGACCTGTTTCATTTATCTTGAAATTGTTCGACTAAAATCGTTACAGCCAAGAGGCACACGAGAAAGACGAACACAAATAACACTGCTCCCATCACAACCACCTTTGCTTTAATGCGTACCCATCACCGAACAACTCTTGCGATAGTGAGTGAACGAGGTGAAACCCCATATCCATACCGCATCCAGAAACTCCGACCGCATGGGTCTTTTGCTTGAAAGGATAATCCAATAAACTCGCAACGTCGCTACTGATGTGTAAAGGACTGCCATCTCTTAATACCACTACGCTAATGTGTCGATACATTCCAGAACGTGATACTTGTCTGCAAATGGTGAAAACTGTGTCGCCTTCTTTAATCCATTTCTTCATTGTTTCTTTTAAATCAAATCTCATTTTGTAACCTCTCTTTCAATTTTATTTTTTAAGTTTGCAATATATTCTGCGAACTCTTCTGTTAAACCAATTTCTTTCCATCTATCATAAACCCCTAAATCTGCGTCTTGAGTCAAATAAAATAGATGCTCTCCTAATTTTTCAAAAGTATTTTTCATTTCAACGTATCCTTTTTTACTATCATATATATAGTATAAACATATATTGCTTACCATGTCAACAACTAAATGCAAAAAAAAAAATAAAAATAATTAAATAAAAGTGTTGACAAGGTAAGCATTGTTTGCTAGTCTATATATATTCAACAAGGAAAGGTTACAAAATGAATATTAGATTAAAGTGGTTTCTCGTTAAGAATTTTTGGTTTTTTCTATGTAAGACAAATCTAACAAAGTTAGCACCAAAGGTTCGAGGGAAAGGTCGAGATCATCCTGAAGAGTTTTATTATTATTTCCTAGATACAGAGCTAGAGTTTCATAATAGAACTTAAAAAATTAACCCCCCAGCTTCGGGGGGTTTTTTTATGCCCGGAGCATAAGTCGAACAATTGTTCGGGTTATTTTCAAACACAAAAAAAAGCCCCCCAAAAGGGAGGCTCTTATTGTTTATCCTGTTTGAAGAAGTTCGCCACACTTACTACATTCGTAACCGTGATACCTGTGTCCATCTTCAACAAACTCATAATATTCTACATAATCGTAACAATCATGATTGGTTTCTTGCTCTTCATTCATTCCACGAACTCCCGAAGATGGGCTTCTAATGGACTCTGAACTCTGAGCGAGCCATCTGAACCCCGAAACATTGTAATTGTTCTGAACTCTGGTTCACTAGACGGAACTACAACGAGTTTATGCTCCTGATGCAGATGCCACTGCTTAATATGCGACTCTTGTTGTAACATTTTTTACTCCTTTTCTATTACATATACACACCTTATAACATATATTGCTTAATGTCAAGTCTTTTCTTCAACTTTTTTTGGCAACAAACCCGGTGCAGGTCCGGGCTGCAGGTATTAAACCGAACAATTGTTTGAGTTATGTGCTGGCGACCGGGAAGAAAAGTCCCCGGCATAGATTTTTACCGGGGAAGTCTGGGAGGAAAAAATGAATACGCAGCAGCATAGCCCGGTTTTTAATCCCGATCAACCCCGATCCGAAGAAGACAGGTTCCGATCCCGAACAATTGTTCGGTTTATCTCCCGGATCGAAGTGCAACTGCGCAATATAATAATAGCTGCACGAGGGTTTTGTGGTGTAGTTTCACCGGGACCAGATCCCGATGTCCCGGTAATGTCCCGATGTCCCGGTAATAAGCCCGATCAAATCCCGATCCGAATAAAATAAGCCCGATTGGACCCCGATCCCCCGGTAATAAGCCCGATAACCCGAACAATTCTTCGGTTTATGGCCCGATTGCATCAGGATCGCTGCTGGTTGCGCTGCTGTTCAGGAAGCCTCAGAGATTGGCGTGGGAGTCGCCTCTACAGACCCCGACTGTTCCAGTACCTCTACCTCAGCCTCCTCGCTATTTTTTACTATTTTCTTGGGATTATCTGGGATTGGTGTTATATCTTTCATCCTTTGTTGGGCTATTTCCATAAAATTCCCTAATTTATCAAGTATTTGATCTCTCGTCATGGAATCCACGTTTTCGTGCTTAACGTGCGTTTTGTTTAC